CCACACCCCGCGCAGCAGGCCCAGACAATCAGCGCCAATATGTTTTCGGCTCGCCTGATGGCGATACGGCGTTCCAATCCAGCCACGCGCCGCGCGAATAATACGGTCCCGGATCATCTCTTGCCTCCATCATTTCCAGAGGCGGCAGGTCCGGCGAGCACAAAATCTGTGCCCGGCATGTGCGGAAAGCCGCGAAAATTATCGCTATTGGCAAACACATCCCGGCAGGTTTCAAAGCGTTGGTCGCAGGTCTTGCCGGCATGGTCGCCGCTAAGGTCTATCCCGCAGCGCGCATCACCCAGAACGGCGTCACAACGGCGGGAATAGACCCGGCCAACCGGGCGCTCCAAATCTGCTTTCAGGGAGACAAGCTCTGCTGAATATCCGCCCGCGCCATGTGTAATCTCGCTGAGGCGGCCGGACCATATCTGCAGTCTTTGCTCTGGATCACGCCAATTCACGCGCCACACATCCACGCGCGCGCCGTTCCACATGCCGGCAGCCAAGTCAGCCTCGGTAATCGCCTCATTCGCCAGCGCGCCGCGCCCGGCCGCCTGAGACGGTTTCATCGCCGCAGAGCTGTTAAATTCGCCGCCCTCTATCGCTGCGCCGGGATCAAACTTGATGTTTTCAAACGCCAGCGCGCGGTCATGATCGGTCACAGCGACGACAAAGCCGTCCGCACGCGTCATCTGCCAGCAGAGGCAGAGCGTCGTCACCTCAGCGCTGAAGGCGGTTTTCGTCTGTTCAGGGATAAGCCTCATGTCCTGCCTCCCACCACTTCGGCGATGGGAATATTGACGATCTGGCCCGCACCAATCGCGTCCATGCTGATGTCGAGCCGGTCTGTGTCGAAGCGCGCCTCGCAATCAAACTCAAAGCCTGCCGTGATGCGTGAGCCCACGTCTGGCGGCGCTGCAAAGCTGACGGTTCCGGCGCTGTAATCGATGCTGTCGGGTGTGACCGCTCCATCAACTGCAACCTGAACGCTGCCGGGAACCGGTTTGGTGATCCGGCGCTCATCGGTGCCATAGGCCTTGGTGAGCGCGAAGCTGAACTTCGCCCCATCGCCAAAGCCTAAGTCCTGATCCAGCGGCGTGACCGCTGCGCCAGACACGGCGCTAGAATAATCCAGAAAATCGCGAAACCGGAAACTGTGCAGCCGGCCGCCTCGCGCTTCAAAGAAGGCGGCGAGCGCTTGCAAATCCTGCAAGTTTGGCATGGCGCTGCCGACCGTCCAGCGCCGCCGCGCACTTGCCCAGGGCGCATTGCGCACCTCGCCGCCGCTCGCCAGAGAAACCACATCGACACGCCGCTCAGGCCCGCCGCGCGCACCAATCGCGAGCGATAGCGGGAAGCTAATATCGTGAAATGCGCCGCTCATATGAACCGGCTCCCGGCGCTGGCGGCGCGCGCGATAGATGTCGCAATGCTGCCTTCGCTCGCCATGATGGAGCCGGCATCCGCGCCTGCGCCCACCGCCATGTTCACATTGACCGTCTGGCCCTGCCCGCCAGCTGCGCCGATTTGCGAGGCCACAGCTTCTGCTGCAATGCGCGCAAGATCCCTCAGGATGCTGTCGGCCATGCGCGAAAAGTCCAGCTCGCCGGACCGGGCGGCCCGTGCAAGCGTCTGCTCAATCCGTGCGCCGGCCTGCCCGAAAGCTTGCTCCAGCGCGTCTGCCGCCTCACGCCCCGGCCCATTGGCAAGCGCGGTCAGCGCCTCACCCGCAGAGGCGAGGTCATCTTCAAACTCTGTCATTTTTATCTGTCCTGTCTGGATAGGTTTCCATCAGTCCCCGGAGTGTTTCGGCGCTGAGGGCATCGCTGCTGCCCGCCAACCATCGCCACTCGCGCAGGGACAGGTTCCAAAACTCGCGCGGCTGAATACCTGCGCCGAGCGCCGCCCGCAGCATCTCTCCCCATGGCAACATGGGGTCAGCTCGCAAGGCCAAGCCGGAACGCTTCGGCAATCGCTTTGGCCGCCGCGCCGGGGGCAATATCGGCGTCGCACAGCAAGTCGCTTTCGGTTCCGGCCATCAAGGCTTGCACCACAACCAGCATGTCTGCCGCTGACAGCGCCCGCATGCGCACATCAAGTTCGCTCAGCGTTCTACACCCCAGCTTTGTCTCAATCTCCGCCAGCGCGCCCAGCGTCAGGCAGAGCGTATGCTCCCGCCCGCCAATGGCCAGTGCCACCTCTCCGCGCGCGCCGTTCATGACGCGGCCTCAAACGCGATCTGTCCGGCGCTTTCCAATGCGACGGTGAACGTCGCCTCGCCATCATGGTCGCCGCCCCAACTGAGATCGGTGATCTGAAACGGGCCGGTGAGCGCGCCAAAGTCCGGCAGGATGAGCTGCCAGCGGGCAATCTCACCTGCGAAGAAAACACTTCGCATACGCGCATCAGAAGCCGCATCCTTGAACACACCCGCCCCGCGCACACGGGCGCTTTTGATGCCCGCCCCGGCGACCAGCTCACGCCACGCCTCTGGGCTTTCACTGCTCGTGCCATCGACCGCGCCAGCGCTCAACTGGATCGTTTTCGTGCGAATACCTGCGACAGTGATAAAGCCCTCCGGCTCACCGCCATCTGAAATTTTGAGCAGGACATCCCGCCCTTTTTGACCGCCCATCAGGCTGCCTCCTCTGTAATAATTTTGAACCTGAGCAGGCCGCGAAACGCCCGTTTGTCGCCGCGGCGGACAACATCGGAATAGACCGCATGCGCCAGCACGACGCGTTGCCCCTCTGGCGATATGTCCGCCGTTTCAATGGCTGCGCGGATGGCTCCAATGCCTTCTTTGGCCTCGGCGCGGCCACCATGCCGGGTGAGCACGCCAAAGCTGATGCGATGCTCAGCGCCCGGTATTTCGCTACTGTCAGCGGGGCGCACCTCATGGGTTGCGACGTCGGCATAGGGGAACTCAGCCTGGCGTGTTTCATCATCAAACACACGCGGCGGATTACCGAATATCTCACGCACGCCAGCATCGCTGCGCACCACGTCCAACACCGCACGGAGCACTGCGGCTTCGCTGCCCGCCGCCCGCGCGCCGCTCATAGCCTCACCTCGCGCCGAGCCGTCAAAATATCAGAGACGCCCTGAGCCAAAGACCCATCGCTCTCGCGGCGGCGATAGGCGTCTGCGATCAGCAATTTGACCGCAAGCTGCAAGTCCTCCGGCACGTCGCCAGCCGCGCCATAGCCCGCCTCGAAAGTGATCTTGATATGTCCGCCCGGCGTGATGATGGGTAAAAAGCGCGTCGCCTTGAGGCATATGCGGCCGGCCTCCAGCTGAAAATTATCGCTGAGGTCTTCTTGTGAACCATCTGCCGCGACCAGCGTGACAGAGACTAGCCGTTGAACCGGGCCCGGCCGCATCGTGATCCCACGCACGCGAATGCCTTGCGGCCAGACGCGCACACTTTTGCTAAGCGTACGCGTCACCAGAGCAAGGCCTGCCGCCTGCTCCAGCCGCGCGCGGGCACTCTGCGCTAAGGATGTGACGAGGTCATCCTCACCATCGTGCCCAATCCGCAAATACGCCTTTGCCTCAACAAGAGACACAGGCTCCCCGTTCGGTGGGGACACCGTTAGTATAGTCATCTGATTTTCCTAGGTTTGGGTGAGGGTATTAAACGCCGCCCACAGACCCGCTCATCCCTGCGAAAGCGGGGACCTCACGCGAGAATGAGCGGGGTTAGGTAGGTCCCGGATAAGCTCTGCGAGCTTTCCGGGATGACAGGAATTGTAAGCTCGACTTAATCGTCCGCGAGGGTGAAGATGACAGGATAATCCATGAAGCCCTGCTCAACTGAGCGACATGTTCTTCCCTGACTGTCGGTTACAGACATCGTCACACCTTCAAACGAATAGAGCGACAGACCTTCAAAGACATCATTATCGCATTCGACCGATCCGACAGACAAAGTGCCATCATGCGAAATAAGTAAGCGAAGCATACAGTCTGCCTCGCCTGCGTCAGTCACCCGCGTAGGGTATTTTATGTCCGGTACGCCGCGCATCACGCAACTATGTCCGCCTATCATTGATACTTCTAGCACATCGATCTCAGGGTCCGGCAAAATAAGCGCGTTGTAAGACATCGGCGTATCAACGCCCCACCCGATATACTGATCCACCCACACCCTGTTGGGTGGAACACACATCGTGGCGGCGATAAGACAGGCAGCGAGCATGTAATATTATTACAGTATCGCGATTACCCTGTCACCCCTAAACCCGCTCGCTCAGCGCGTTGATGAGTTGCGCGCCGATGGGGAGCGCGATCTGGCGGACGAGTTCGTCGTCGATTTTGGTTTCGGTGCCGCGGATCAGGGCGGCGAGCGCCTCGGCGGCTTTGGTGATGAATTCATCCTGCTGCGGCTTGGTCAATGTTGACGCCTGGCGGATGAGCATAATGACTATGTTTTCAATCATTTGGAGATGTCCTTATGGATTTGGAAAAAGACCCACTCCTCCCATAGCTGCGCTATGGGTCCCTCCTCTCCATAAATGGAGAGGACCAGTCCTCTCTGCGAAGCGGAGAGGAGGGACCCGCGAGCGAAGCTCGGGGGAGGAGAGGGAAATGTGTGACGCTTAGAACTGCATCACTTTAATCGCATCAAAGTTCTGGACGCCGCCGCCGACGCGTTTGGTCGTGTAGAACAAGACGTATGGCTTGGCGGAGAATGGATCGCGGAGAACGCGCGCGCCCTGACGATCAGTGATCAGATAGCCGCGGCGGAAGTCACCGAAGGCAATCGCGGCGTTGCCGGCGGCGATGTCCGGCATGTCCTCGATCTCGGTGACCGGATAGCCAAGAATGGTCGCGGGCTCGCCGCCCATGCCCGCCTGCCAGAGATAACGACCGTCAGCGTCTTTCAGCTTACGAACCGCTGAGACCGTGCGCCGGTTCATCACAAAGCGCGCGCCTGCGCGGTATTGCGATTTCGGCGCGTAGACCAGATCGATCAGCTGATCGGCGGCGTCGGTGGCGGTAAAGTCACCGGCGACAGAACCGATCTTGCCCCATTCATGCGCGGCCTCGTCCACCACATCATAGGCCAGCAAGCCCTTCGGTTTCGCCGCACCGTCACCATTGATAAACGCCGCGGATTCCTGCGCCGCGAACGCGGCCTCGACCTCATCGGCCAGCCACGCATCCACATCGGCGTAGGCATCTTCGAGTAGCGTCTGCGTCGCCGCCGGCATGGCGTAAAGCTCACCTGCCGGGAAATCGAGCAGGGAGAGGCCATTGGCGCTTGTTTCAGGCCGCGCGTCGCTCTCGCCGACCCATGTGGCGGATGCGCCAAGGCTGACCGGCTTGCGGAACACGCCGCTGGAGGTCTGGCGCACAGTCGCAATCTGGCGCATGGGCGAAGCTTCGCTGAGGCGCGCTTCGATCATCCGGTCCAGCTCCGGCGGGGCAACATAGCCGCCTTGCGCGTCAGTGCCGGTGTTCAGCGATTTGGTGTCGAGGCGGGAGATGCCGCTTTCGTCGCCAGTGCGCAGATAGAGGCTCCACGCTTCGGACTGCTCGCTGGCTTGAGGGCTCGGCGCACCGCCAAGATCAGGCCGGGCGGATTTCAGCGTGAGCGCTTCCAGCTGGCGGTCAATGCGCGCGAGGCGTTCGTCGGTCAGCGGGTCAGATGCGCCGCGCTGTTCAATCTCGGTCATTCGCTGATCATTGGCTTGCTTGTATTCCTCGAACACAGCCAGCGTGTCGGCGGCTTTCACACTCGCCATTTTGGTTTCTTTTTTGGTCATTCGTATATCCTTATTGTTGTCGTAATCAGGCTGCTTCGGTCATCTGACCTGTCAGCACTTTGAACCGGGCCAGCGGCTGCATCGGCGCGGCGACAAGCGAGACCTCAATCAGGTCGACATCCAGCAGCTCGCGCCCCTGCCCCACGCGCGGTTTCCAGAGGCGCGGACGGAAACCGATTGAGAGGCCGTCCAGCCCCGCCTCGGCCAAAACGCCCGCCCCATTGGCCTCGATCAGACCGCGCACATACAGCCCGCGGCCATCCTCGATCATCCGTGTCCACCGCCCGGCAATCGCGCCACTGCGATGTTGCAGCAGCATGGGCGGCGCACCTGCACGCAGCGACCGGGCAAACGCGCCGGCCCGCACCACATCGCCGGCGCTATCAGGCTTGCCGAACAGGGCGGCATAGCCTTCGATGAGAAGCGATGTCTCAGTCATCGGCGCGGTCCATTTTGCGCTCAATCCTGGCCAGCTGCGTGCGCATCAGCGAGAGTTCCGCTTCGATCCGCGCCGTCTGCAGCACGACCGGACGGCGGCGCTCGAGCTCAAGTTCCACCGCGTCTATCCGCTCTGCAGCCGCCCCCGCCCAGAGCAGTCCTGCCGCCAGTTGCAGCAGCAGCGTCACCAGCACGGCGAGCGTCACTTTACGGTCGATCATTGGCCGACCCCCAGCATCTCCCGCTTTTCCTCTGGCGATAAAAAGTCTGCGCCTGCGACCCGCGTCCAAAGCGCCTCGCGCTCAGCAGCAAAGGCCGGGACGCAGTCGAGATCGCAGGTGATGTCAGCATCGTCAAAGCGCGGGGCGAGCCAGATTTGCAGCGCCCGGCATGTCTTCTGTGCCAGCGGTAAAACCGTCTGACGCCAGAAGGCTGTGTTGGCCTCGCGATAGTTCGCATACGTATTATCGCCCTTGATGCCGAGCAGCATGGGCGGCACACCAAAGGCCAGCGCAATCTCGCGCGATGCAGCGGCGCGGCTTTCCTGAAAGTCCATCTCTGCCGGGCTTAGCGACATCGGCTTCCAGTCGAGCCCGCCTTCCAGCAAGAGCGGCCGCCCGGCATTTGCCGCGCCGGTAAACGCGCTTTCCAGTTCTGTTTTCAGGCGGTCGAATTGTTCATCCGTCATGCGGCTCCCGTCCGCGCCATAGATCAGCGCGCCGGACGGCTTGGCAGAATTATCGATCAGCGCTTTGGCCCAATCGGCTGAGGCATTGTGCAGGTCGAGCGCGGTGCGGGCTGCCGCCAGCGGCGACAGGCCATACACATCATCTTCCGGGTGGAAAAGTTTCAAGTGCAGCACGGGCAGCCAGCCATCGGCCTGCCGGCCAATCACTCGCTCGCGGCCCTCTGTCTGATACGTCCAGCCGGAGACCCAGCCGCGCGCATCAGTAACCGCGCGCATCCGGCCGGGTCGCAAATCATAGATCGCGCGCGGGCGCTCATCTTCGGCGACACTTACCGCTTCGGCGTAGGCATTGCCCGTCAATTGCAGCTCATTATAGAGCCGCTCCAGAAAGCTGATGCCATCGTCGCCGGAACTCGGCTCGGTGAGCAAAGCGCTAAGGGCGGGGTCTTGTGTTTTCAGCGGAATAGAGGCGGCGGCTTCCGCAATCATCCGCACGCAGCGATAGGCGATTGCGTTGCGCAAATAGCCGTCCCGCGTCAGGGCCGCGCCATCACGCCCGCCCCACCGCGCCGCGCCAAGCTCAGACAGCGCGACCATAAGGCCCGGCGAAGATTTCTCCTCAGCCGGGCCACTCCAAGGCCATTTCATAGGCATCTCCTTTTTGTTTTGATTTGCCTCTCCTCCCATTCGCTTGCGCTCATGGGTCCCTCCTCTCCACTTGTGGAGAGGAGGGACCCGCTCGCAAAGCGAGGGGGAGGAGAGGGTTTGTTGAGTTTCTAAACCCGCCGCACGCGGGCCGGGTCTTTGCCGTCCAGCAGCAGTGACCAGAGGGCCCAGACGGCGGCGTCCAGCCGGTCAGGTGAGCCGGTAAAGCCGGCCGCGCCGAAGCTACACATTTCATCTTCCAGCGCCGGAAACCCGCCCACATGACTGACCCGTCCGGCCTCGTAAAGCGCGGCGACAGGCGTGGCCCGCGCGCGTTTGTTGACCGCCGCGTGCACAAGCCGGATCGGCGTTCTGCACCCTGCCGTCAGCAGCGCGTGTCTTGTCATTTCGCCGCCCTGATTGGCCTCAACGATAATATCCGACGCGCCAACCCACTCTGCCAGTGAGACCGCGCGGCCAGCCCAATCGAGCGGCGACAGTCCGCCACCGGACGCATCTGACAACACATAGCCGCGCCGCTCTCCGCCCTGCCAACCGGCCCCTGCCGCGATGATCCCGCAGGCATCTGCGCGCTTGCCGGAACTCGCCGGGGGATCGACCGAAACAACGATATGATCCAGCGGTGGCGGCTCGGCCAGGCGCGTTTTCTCCAGCAGGCTTCGCGTCCATAGCGCGCCTTTCACATCTTCCACCAGCTCGCCTTCAAGCTCCTGCCGGCCAAGGTGGGTGCCGCTATATAGACGGGTCACTTCATCAATGAACGCCGCCGACAGGTTCTCTGAATTGTCGAGCGTTGTGGAGTGCGAAACCGTTGTTCGCGCATCCGCGACCAGACGCTTGATCAGCGGCCAGGGGCGCGGCGTAGTCGTGGCGACGCAGCGGGGATTATCCCCCAGCCGCAACCCCATTTGCAGCATGTCCCAGACCGCCTCTCCGTTTTTCCATGCGGCCAGTTCATCGCACCATGCGGCGTCAAATTGCGGGCCGCGCAGGCTGTCCGGGTCTTCGGCTGAAAAGGCATAGGCCACCGCGCCGCTGGCAAATTCGAGCCGGCGGCGGGACGGACTATAGGTCGGCAAAGGCATATGCCCGCGATGGCAAATCGTGCGCAGACCGCTTGGCCCGTCAATCATCACTTCGCGCACATCGGACAGTGTCGGCCCGACCAGCGCAATCCGCCGCGCCTTACCGAGTAACGCCTGAAAGCGCACCCATTCAGCGCCTGCTCGCGTCTTGCCTGAGCCGCGCCCGCCCATCAT